TGGATATTTCATAGTTCTAAAAGGAATAGTTAATCTTGATGCTTTTTCATAACTATGATAAATTTGAGCAACGTGTTCTCTGTAAAAATAACAACGAGGGTGTGTGTCAACATCAAAAACTATTTCTTTACCAAATAAAGTGTTGTTAATTAGTGGTCCTCTTTTTGATTTAATTTTAAAATGAGTTTCTTCAATGAAAAAGTTTTGAAATAATTCTTTATCATATCTAAACCATTCACCACGAGTATGAATATGATTGAATTGATTGTGGCATTTTTTTTCTAAATTAAATGCATCTTCAACCGATTCACATTTAATGTAATGCAAAACAATTAATTCGTTAGGATTTCCAGTTTGCAAACCAGATATCCTTTCATCTATATCGTTTGCTTTCCCAATTTTTATTGCGTTAGATGTTTCATCTAATATGAAATAAACATAACTCATAATATATTTTATCCAAAAAAATCTTCCAATGAACTACTCTTTTCGGTTGACCAATTCATGCAATCTAAAATCACTTTGATTGGCTCAAGAAATGCCTTTTCACCATCTTGAATCAATGGGTATTGTTTTGTTAGACCTAATTCTTTTAGATAGTGATTGTATAGAATAGCACCTTTCACATGAATTGGTGTACCTTTCTTATACATGGTAACCTTATCAGAATATTCTTTTAGACCATTCAGGCCACGAGGAAAAGATATTTCTTCTGGTGGTAAAGTCTTAAACCTTATTCTAAAGTCCTCAATAAATTTATGCACATCATCTTCAGTACCAGTCATCATAATCTTAATAGATTCTTTCATCATTTCACGGATAGAAGATGGTGTAGATGACTTAATCATTTCAAGACCCATAACCTTCATCTGTGGTTCATTATACTGAACACCTTCGTTATTATATACATTGAGAATATATCGTTTCTTGGCAGTCCAGATACCTTTATCTGCCAAAGATTCTCGTTTCATTTGCATTTTCTGAGCATACGCATTAACATAAGTTGCAAGTTGATTGTATGATTCATCAATATACGGCTGTATTTTATCTTCACAGACCTTGTCCATGATGGTGATGATTTCTTCAGTTGTTTTACTCTTACCTGCAACAATCTTTTCCATAAGCTCTCCAAGACGGAGATAAATGGAGTCAGTATCACTCGCAATAACATAATCTTCATTTGATGTTCCCAATAATTTGTTCATGTAGGCATTAATCTTGTTTTCTATCCAACGAATTGATAGTTGACCAGCCAAAGTAACTGCAAGAGCCATACGCAAATCATAAAAACGGAAGTATTGTGAACCCAATGCACCGTAAGCGGAGTTTAGCGAAACCTTTTTAGCAAGTTGTAGATTATTAAACTTTGCTATGTTCTTTTCAATCTCATACTTCTTCTTTAGGTCAGGTTCATTTTCATATTCTTGTTTTGCCTTCAACATCAATTTCTTAAACTTCTTTCTATCTTCATACATATCTTCCAACATCTGAGGCAGAAAGCCTTTTTTATCTGTTCGGAAGAATTGACCATTTGGTGTGATAGTAACACCTTTCAGTTTTGATAGGTCAATTTCTTTATTCAGTAACTTCTCAACTGATACACCACGAGAAATGATATCACGCATCTCTGGAGTATAATCAGCCACTTCAATCAGATTCTCTGGTGAAATACAATACTGCATCATTAAATGTGGATACAAAGAGTTCAAATCAAATGATGCCACCCACTTATGCATACCAACTTGTGGGTCTTTGACATAAGCACCTTCAAATGCCGATGTTTTACTTTGCACAACTTTTGGCGGAACAACAATGCCTTTCTCCAGTAGATACGCATATGTCATTGAATCCCACATACGAGTTTGTGCAAAGATATCTTCGTAGTTTGTTTTCGTATCATAAGCCAAAGTCATACCAAGTTCAATCAGCTTTAACTTTTCTTCCATACGCACAATGAGTTCAACGTCTTTGATATTATACTCAATAAACTTTTGATAGTTTAAACGATATAAAGCATGGAGATTATCATACTCATCAAACGATAGTTTGCTGTCGCCAAGTTCTACATTGGCGATGTTGTCTAGTTTATATGAATCTTGTGATTTACCTGCAGGAGCATACCATCTGTATAGTTCAATGTAATCAAGAAATGATACACCAACAAATTCATATGCAATCAATTCACGACCATTGATTACTGTCTTGCGTTCACTCAACATATTCCATGGTGATAACTTCTTTGTGTCATCTTCACCAAGAATCTTATTGAAACGATTTACAAGATAAGGTATATCAAAGAACTTAATGTTCCAACCAGAAAGAACATCTGGTGTGTTTTCTTGCCAGTAGGCTAGAAACTTTTTACATAAATCGGTCTCATCCTGGCAACGAATGTATTTTTCTTCACCTTTGGTTTCATATTCACCACAACCAAAGACAACAGTATCACCACCAAGATATTTGATACACACGGCAGTAATCTGTTCGTTTGCTTGATATGGGTCAGGAAATCCATTCTCTGAACCAACCTCAATATCAATGATAGCAATAGATATATCTTCTATGTTCCAATCAACCATGCCTTGATGGTTGTCAGCAATAAAGGCATATTCATACCTTGTTTGACCATAGATTTTGAAATTAGAAACTTCATCGTAACGCTTTACGAAATCACGAGCCTCACGAATAGAATCAAACTTCATTGGCTCAAGATGTTCACCTGTGAGAGTTTTGAACTTGGTAGGTTTCTTACTTGGCAAAAACAAAGTAGGCGAGTATGGTATCTTACCTTTTACTCGCCTGCCATCTTTAATGCCACGATAGAGAATGTTGTTGCCTACACTTGCAACATTTGTATAATAACTAGTCATTCATACATTCTATCATACTTTTGGGATTGACGAGGCAATTGTGATGCCGCTACCAAAGATTTGGTTATATTGGTTTTCTAATTCAACAACTGGTGTAGATGTAACCAGAATATCTTCTTTTTTAATTTTGAAACCATCTTTGAACTCTGTTGCATATTCTAAGAATGGTGCAAATGCAATACTGCCAGGATCATTTTGTGACCGAGGTGGAACTTGGACAACTTGAACGGGTTCTTTAATGGTAATAACCGCACCCATTAAGTCCTCTGTTACTTTACCCATAAGGGTATGATTAGTCTTGAGTGTAAGGAGTTTTATCGTCATAATGTTTAATCTCTAAAATTGAATCAACAGTTTCTTTTGATTGTTTAAGTGCAAAGTCTGTAGCCTCTGTAAGTGTATTAAAAACTTTATTTACCACAAACTGATTAGAATTGTAGTAATACACTTTATACATTTACTGGCTCCGAAGCAGGAAATACTGCTAGTGTAACCCATCGTTTAGGAAATAACATTTCACGGCCACGATAGTCATTCATGTCAGCGGTTGGGTCTTGAACAAGACCAACAAGTTCAACCATATTGTCAAACTCACGGAGAAACAAGTCATACTTGTCGGCACGTGGCAACTTATTATCAATTGCCAATTTCTTTGCTATTTCACGGATGTTCATTTTGTTACCTTATTTAATTCAGATTGATAAGTTCTTTGTCTTAACTCGGAAGAACTAAACCGATGGGTGCGAGAATTGTAGTATGTTTTAATACCACGATTATCACAGATATCACGACCTGTTAAATGCTTTTCTTTATATTCTTCACCACAAATACGCATGGTGATAGGCAAGAACATTAACATATCTTCAAGGTCTTTTTCAGTATCATAGACAATAATTTCATCTACGAACTTCACAGCTGATAGTTGAACATATCTTTCTACAATAGACTGAACTGGTTTATTTTTTACATCAGGTCTGTCAATTGTTGGGTCTGTTTGCAAACCAACAATTAGATAATCACAAATCTGTTTACATTCAGCCAACATTAGAATGTGGCCTGCGTGTAACAAATCAAATGTTGAACAGGTAAAAGCTACTGGTCTACCAACCATTTCATCAGGCAATACTAACATAATTATTATCCTTGTTTCAATCTTAAAATTAATGCATCAATCTCAGCTCTCAATTGAGTATGAGAATTTGGCAACCAACACTTAACATGATTTAAGAACCGGATTAATTCCCGGTTATCCATATCAATCTGTATCATTTATACTTATATTCTTAACGAATATTTTTCCATCTTTTTCTTCATAATTTAAAACATCGCCTAATTTCCATCTCATTTCTTCCATAAGCTCATTAGGCAATTCAACGATAGCATCACCATTATCACAAATTTCTAATACTTTACTGGTGTATGATTTCATATTTGTTCCACTTCTATATTACATTTGTTTAAAAAATCAATGCCATTAGTATCACGGTAAGTATCACGGTAATAAACTCTATTGATACCTGCACCATAAATTAATTTAGCACAATGAATACATGGTGCATGAGTGCAGAACATGGTAGAATTAATTCCAGACTCTCCATCACGAGCCAGTTTAACGATAGCATTGGACTCAGCGTGTATCACTTCATCTTTTGTAGTTAAACTGGTAGTGTCATCCGAATGTTGGATTACATCCTCACACTCATTTGTCCAACCAGATGGCATACCATTATACCCAATTGAAATGATACGATTGTCTTTAACAACAACTGCACCAACTTTCAATCTCTTTGCAGATGACAACTGAGCAAATCTCTCAGCTGTATCCATAAAGGCATCAATCCACTTTCGCTTCATTCTTTATTGGTATTGGTGTTAGGTTTAATCTTTGCTAATTTGGCCTTTGCTTCACAAACTTCGGCATCAATCATCATTTTTTTATAATGACTGCTCTTGTCTAATGGCATAGAAGCCAAAATACGCTTTGTTTCTTTGCTTAACTTAAACGCACTATTTGTTTTCATAATTTAACTCTCTCCAGTTTGTATTCTCAGGCATGATTTCAATTTTATAATCTGCCTTATCAATAAAGTTTTGTAATACGCTGCCACCATAACCATTGGTGCCGTATGATTTTTTATAGCAACGATACACCGATCCTGATTGCCCATGAAAATCATAGTAATCATCCGTTGATTCAACATTAACGATACCACTATTCATCTGCCATGAATCAGAACCAATATATCCACCATACCAACAGGCAAATACCTTGTATAGTGTTTCTTTATCGGTTGTAATCTTTACTACAACAAACAACTCTGGTTTCACCAACCATATAATCTGACACATTATGCATATGGCCATGAGTCCACAATTTGATTTGTGGTCTATCCATAATAAACTCGGACAAATCAGAATGAAAAGCACCATTCATTAGATAATCATTTTTATATTGAGCACCAATACTAATTGGTGTTGGTGCATGGTGTGTTACTGCTACATAACATTTTGTCTTATCTTGTGTTACAATGTTAATGAAGTCTAACATTTTCTTATGGTCTTCCACACAATCTTCTGCTGACCATCTTGAAGGCGACTGATAATGATCCACAGATTTAACAATTAAAGTGCCATCTTCGTTTTGCTCATTCTCATGGTAAACATTTTTCTTATGTTGAACCATGCGATTGCTATTTGTAATCAAACGAAAATCATTCATCGCCTTACCACAATGCCACAAGGTAAGTGAATCACCTTTGTTCATATCAGTCCATAATGTACCAGCAACAAAAGTAAAACCATTATGTTCCCATGTTTCTTTTTCTAATACATGAATATTAGGTAAGTCAGCTAACTCAGCTTTTAATCTATCATATGTTTTAGCAATATCAAAATCATAATGCTCGTGATTACCCATGATATACACAACATGAGGAAATTGAAACGAGCACCGCTTAAAGAAATCTTTAACCATCATTCTTTCTTTTGGCTTGTTCTTAAATACTTTAGCGGTACAGATATCACCACTTAAAATAAGAACATCAGCATTCTCCTCATTCTTCAAAATGAGGTCTGCAAATTCTAAGTGAATGTCTGATGCTACTGCAATTTTCATTTTATAACCCTTAACAGGATCGTATCACCATTAATACGACCGCTCAATTTACTTTCAACAGCACGAACACCTTCAATTACATTTCGCAAAAATACTTTACCACCAGAAGCTATTTCAGGTAGTATTGCTTCTGGTTTACGCAATTTCTTTTGTATAGATTTAGCTTCGGTATAATTCGTAATTGAAGAACCTTTAGCCGAGAATCCACCAGCATCATCGGCATGATAAACACCCAATTTGCGAGTTTTTATATTGTAAACCCATAGTTGCATAGAGCCTATTATATCAGTAGTTTTGATTGATGTCAAGCCTAATTCTTTGTATTCAGGCAAACATTTTAAACGGGCAACTAATTGTTCTGGCGACTTCGCCTTACGCTTACGGGGTTTGCGGGAATTGATTGCCTGGCCAGAAACCTTTTGACAATCTAAAATTACCTGGTCACAATAAGCCACTAATTTCTTTATTTGTGGTTTTGTGAAATTTGACCAGCCTTCTTTAATTTGCTCATCTTGGCTGGTTAGCACTTCATCAAATTCTGTTCTTTTTGATTTTGCCCATTCAATGATAAATTTTGTCTGAGCATCTTTAATATTCATTGTATGGAATATCGCATAAGGCGCTACATTTGATTTAAAACCAGATTCAATCAAATCATCAATTTGCCCTTCTAGTTCACCAATACAATCACTTGCTTTTTCTTTAATTCTCTCTTGGATACTAATTACATTGGTTTTAGGAATAACAGGAATATCTTCAACAATTGGATTATCCAATTGTTTTTTAATTTCAGCTATTTCGTTGTCAAGCCAAATCTGGTCTTTTATAGGCAAAGACCCGCCATTCGTAATAATACGGCAAATAAAACCAAAGGTGGAAATTTTATCTTTTACAATTGAGGATGCGTTAAGCTTATGCTTCTTTTTTAGAAAATCGCAAGCATACTTAAACGCATCATTTTTGTCTTTATTTTGAGCATACCATGATAATGTTTTCATCAAATCAGCTTGAGTCAATTCTACCGAAAACTTTGGTTCTTGCCCAGCAAAAGCCAAGTTAGCGTCAGTAATTCTAGCCATAATAAATCTCCAATTAATATTCTATATATTATACATCATCTCACTATCTATGTCAAGTCAGCTATTGTGCCTAAACAACAGCTGCCCAAATACTACAATTCAGGTTCAAAAGCAGGCGGTGGTGCAGCTTTACCGCCAAAACCTGTTGCTACTGGTGCACCAAAAGGACTTGCGGCTGGTGCGGGCGAAAATGGTTTTGGTGCCGAGAAACTAGATGTCATTGGTGTTACTGGTGCAGGACTTACAGGTGTTGTTCTGTTAGCTAACTCTAGTGCTTTCATTTGTGCATCTTTATCACCACCAGCCAACATGATACCAGACAATGTGCCGGTTAAGAATGTGGCGATAGGTATAATCAACTCAAAGAATTTTTGGTCAATTGGTGAAATAGCATTAAGTGGTTGGGTAACAAATATTAAAGAGTATAACACCACAAATACAATACCAAATAATGTAAGTGCCAAACATATACCAATGAAAAACTTCAAACGAGCCATTAACTGCTCTTCGGTATACATAAAATTATCAGGTTGTTTTTCTTCTTTATTAAAAATATTTAAGTTCATTTGCAATTCGCTCCAGTTATTGGTATTGGTGTATTTTGTGCAAGAGGTTTATTTCCATCTGGCCCTAAGCGTGGGTCGTTTTGGCCTTTGAAAATGTGAGAAGGACAAGTTCTTGTTACATCACATAGAGGTAACTTACAGATGTCTTTGTCCCAATTAGTTGGGTCTTGGCATGGGTAACGAAACTTATCACCACTAAAATATGCAAGTGTTAGTGGCAACAATAACAAGACAATTAGAAATTTAGCTAATTTTTTATCATTCATTCATTTTACCTTTTTTTATTTAGATAACTATCTTTTAGAATTGTATATTTTTCCATTGATAACTACTATTTCTTCTTTAACAGCCTCTTTATACAATTTACCCCATTTTTCAGCAATATTGGAATCTCCCATATAGGGAGAAATAGTTTTACCATCTTCATCAGTCCAATACCAAGTGGTGTTTATTGCATCACCATAGTGTTGAAGCTTAATATTTGATTTATTCATTGTTAAATTATTAAAATTTAGCTAAAGTTTCTAACATTGCAACACTTAATGATCCTATCAAAACTAATATAAAAATTATTACTGGCAATTTATTCATAATACCTCCATTTCAGTTTATTATTTAAACACTCCTGCTTCAATCACCATTAAACAAAAACAAATTATAAGAACGAATATAAAAATGGTTGGTTGCATATTTACTTATACAACTTAAAAAAGTATGTTACTAAAGCCGCAGCCGTCATACACCACCAAAAAACCTGAATTTGTTTCTGCCTATCCTTATCCATGTATTTTAATTCATCGGCTCTATCTTTTTCCATTTTTGCTTTGGTTGCTTCAACTTCAGCCCAAGCAGTTTTACCATATTTTTTAATAGCTTCCAGTTTTAACTGGTCAATTTTTTGTTGGTGAGCTTTTTCTTTTTGATATTTTTCGTAGGCTCTAAACTCTGCCATTGTGGCTAAGTAATCTTGTTCAGCTTTAGCCTTCATTCTGTTGATATGTTGTTGTTGAACCGCTTTTTCCATATCGGCTTGTTGGTCAACAACCACAGCGCTTAATTGTTTGCTTGCTCCTTGAGCAGCTTTGAGGGTATTAACGGCACCTTGGGCACCGGCAACAATAGGGTCGGCCATTTGATTTCTTTTAGTTGTGTTAAAGGAAATAATAAAGAATACCACAAGAGCTTGTGGAATATAGTGTAATACCAAGTCAATCTAGGTATTATTTAGTAAGCGGGACTTTGATAGTCCCGCTGATATCAATTACCTGACTTTTTCAACAGGCATTCTGTCGTTTTTGATGTTTCCGTTCAAATCGGTGTAATATAAATTTCCCTCTTTGTCAATTTTCGCTGATCCGTCAAAAAAATAGTCATCACGCTTCTTTAATTTCTTAACATCATCATCGGAACACTCGGAAATATCAATAACTTGTTGTCCAAGCCATTTTGATGTGTTATAGTCAGCATTTTCAGCTATAAATTTTGCTTCTTTCTCGTCTTTTGCATGAACAATGTAAACTTCAGCGAAAGTTGACACAGTTTCAACGACAAAACGCTTTAATTTTTGCTTTTTTTGCTCTTTTTTACTCATTTTTTATTTTCCAATCATATTAAAATTAATTTCTTTGACAGAATCAAAACGAAAACTACGCCAAGATTGTTTCTCTAAGTCAAAAACAGCAAGTGCTTCATCGGATTTTGTTTTT